TTCAAATCCGAGCCTCTGGGTAGCCCTGCCTGTGGCTTGTCTTAACCTTGTAGCTTCTAAGCCCTGTGTACCATACCTTGTCTGCGCAGCTTGTGCCCTAGAAGCAATCTGAGCAGCTTCGAGAGTACGAGCAGTACCAGCCTGAGCCAATTCTGCAGCTATAGCTTGTGATTCGGCTCCACCCTCTCCGTATAAAGTCTCTTCCCTTGATAGTTGGTCTGCAATTGCTCTTGCTTCTGCACTTGTATCTCCGTACAATTCTTGCACTCTAGAAAGTTTTTCTCTCCGTGAAAGCGTCTCATATCCTTCTTTACCTTCTTCTGTACTGTATCGAGCAGCTGCACTATCATATTCATCTTGTAGTCTTTTATATTGTGGACTGTCAGTGCCGTATTGAGCTTCAGCGTCAGCAAGTTGCTCACCAAGCTCATCCCTTGCAAGTTTAGTTTGGTCTTTAGCTTCCTGTTCTCTAGCTGTAATATCAGATTCTGTAATTCTTAATTCTTCTGCAGCTTCAAACCTCTGTCTTTCTAAATCGGCTTTGGTAATACCTAATTGACTGGCTTCCTCTTCAAGTCTTCTATTTAGCTCATCTGTTGTAATACCAAGTTGGTCTGCTTGCTCTTGTTTTCTTGCCTCAATATCTGCGGTTTTGATATCATACCCTGTCTCTACAAATCCACGTTGTGCTTCTTGTGCAGCTATCTGCCTTTCAAGCTCGGCTCCGCGATATCCATATTCCTCAGAAAGAAATGCTTGTTCCTGTGCTCTTTGTTCTCGCAATTGACCAAGAAGAGTATCATAGCGGTCCATCTGAGGCTGCATGATGAACTGTTCAATAGTTTCCCGTGGAATATCTGGAAACATTTCTGAAAGATTATCATAGAAATCATCTCCTAATAAACCTGCTTGCCCCTCAGTAAGACCAAGACTGCCAAGCAAATCTGCCAATGGGTTGCCCTCGTATTGGGACCACTCGGGGAATGGACCTTCTTGGCACTGAGCAATCTCGCCAGAATATTCGTATCCCTCGCACGCTACTTCAGCGTACTGGGTTCCATCCCATTTAAATTCTACTTTAGTATTAATCCACATAGTATTAGTTCTGAAGACTTCGTGCTCGTCTAAGCATCTGATAAGGAGTTAATTGCGTATTTGGGTCAACGCGTTGATAATTTAGAAAAGTTGGTATTGGATTACTAATTCCATATGGCGTCGACATAGGCACGGGAGTAGATGCTGGACCCAGACCTATTGCCTTCATACTTTCAGCAAGATTTTTAGGTGTATCTGTCTCCACTCCTGTACCTGCCCCTCCAAAAAGACTTGACAGTGCCTGCTCTTGAAGAGCAGCGGTGCCAAATTGCATGGCAAAGCCCGATGCAATAGATTCTCTGGAAGCTATCATAATATCTTTAGCACTTCGGATTTGAGTATTGATTTGACCAAGGTCATATTTTATTTGTTTTGCCTGAGGTTTGCGAAAATATTCTGTTTCAATATTGGCGATATCAGCTTCATTTATTTCCTTACCCTTAAACCCTTTAGCTTTTTTATGCGAGAGTGCTTTTGATAATGCATATGCCGCAGCCGCAGGAACAGCAATACCGCCAAGAGTACTACCTAAAACGGTTTTGAAAGCAGTGCCAGCGGCTTGTTTTGCTCCCCACTTTACGAACTCTCTACCAAGAGTGCCTCCAATGAATCCACCCCAAGTACCTCTTTCTGCTACTTTTGCACCTACCCTCTGTGCGCGACCTGCCTCTGCTTCTTGCTTTCGAGCAATCTCTCTCTTCGCTTCTTCTTGCTGTTCTGTTTCTTTCTCGTATTGAATACCAGCTCTGGCTCTTCCAATGCCAGCCATAGCTGCGTTTCTAGCGTCAATTGCTCGTAACTGTGCTGAAAAAGCGTCAGCCATTACTCCATCTCCTCCCATACATTAGTTGTCACCAGTGTCGAATCTCTCTCTTCAACTGGTAAAAATTCTGTATAATATAATTTTGCTCCCAAGCGAATGTATAATCTCAAGTTCTTGCCGGGAACTCGTGCGTAAGCCCTTTCTCCATCCATCATCTGAGATACTGCAGGTGGCTTATCCGAAATAGCAATAGGACGCTGTGTCATATTCCTGAGTTTTCGTTCCTGTGCCTGCATTAACTCACTCGCTTGTATATAGGTCTATATTCAATAGACATATCATTTATCTGTATTCCTTCCGACGTACCCGTTGTAGTGGTCGGATTCGTAATTCTAAATCTTATGCTCTGGCAAGAGATAGGACTGCTTGAAGTGGCTCTCAACTTCTTCCATCCTGTTCCCGTACCACTAAAATTGCCTGTAAGCTGGTCTGAAAAGCTTGTACCACCATCTGTAGCATAGTATATCGGTTGTGTCTGGTCATTATCGCTTTTATAAGTTAGTGTAATACCATATACCTTTTTTACTCTACCGGGGTCACCAAAGTCTATATCTTTCGTAGTGACCTTGAAGTTTTCAGCGGTAACATCACGAATGTCATCTGACCATTCCTTTACACTGTAATTATCAGCAGTAGCATTCCATAGGTTTCCACCTGAGTAAGAACCCCAGTTCGAATTGGTATTGGTCCAAGTCAAATCTCCAGTAGTAAGATTCTGATAGGTGGTTGTCATATTGCCATTCCAATCAGAAACTATATTACTTCGGTTTACATTCGTATCAAATGCTGCTTGTCCCGACACCCAAGAACCTGTACGAAAGTCGTATACGTATACATCTCCATCTGTGGCAAAAGCACTTTTCAAAATAACGAGATAATATTTCTTGGGATTATAACCTATTACAGTATTTGCATTTACATAATCTTGCCAAGTAGACTCCTTAATCTTGTTCCTTAAAAGATTTGTAACATTATTTCCATCATACAGAAAAAGACCAAACTTGTTTATCCAACATATACCAAACTCTGTCTTAACTGCTGCATGAGGATGTTCTATACCAGAGAAGTCTTTTATCTCTTCTAAGAACCAGTTGGCTGGAGAAGGAGAAGCTATATTAAGAATATAAAGTTTCCTCGTCTTGAACGCCAATAACCTGTCTGAATATTCCTCAAGCTTAATAAACTCTTCAGAATCTCCCTTAACAACGTCAATAAAATAACTTCGGGGAAACGTATCAAACTTTCCTACTGGAGTGTACATAATCCTGTCACGCATTTGAATAGTCTGACCGTCTTCGTTCTCTGTCTTTATATTAGCTACAAAACATCTTCGGTTAGCCACTACTGCGGTCTTGTATCCTTCTCCATTACCCGATATAGTAATCTTACGCTCAGAAGGAAGAAAACCATTTAATATTTCATATGTTTCCAGACTTGGAGCTAATGATACAACGCTATTAACATATACTTGGTCACCGCTATTTTTTACCCATGCTGAATAATCACCACTTAATCCTGCCCTAGCACCACGTGCCATGTCAATATCAATAAGCAACGCCCAAGGGTCATCTGTACCGTCTACTCTTACATAAACCCTTGCACCAGATATCCTTTCATCAAAGGGTGCGGTTGCATGCAGATTCATTGTCACTTTATAATTGTCCGCACTCGGTGTAAATGTATTGTTTGCCGTAGGAACGTAAAGCAAGGATTCCTGATGACCGTCATAAATAAACGAAGTAGCAATCTGATATGCCACAGCATCATAACCACCGCCAGATACAGACGCTGCCGTTGTGCTGAATTGAAATCCAGCACCTGCGGATGGATAGTTAGATGCGTGAATGACAAGCTCTGTGGGTGCAGCTAATGTATTTACATTAGAGAACCAGTTGTCAAAACTTGTAGTGGAAGAAAGACTCAGACTACCAAAGTGCTGTCTCTTAACGTAGCCATACCAGTAAGGCTGAACAGAAGCACCGAACGTGCCGTCAGCAATCCTCAAAGCTTCATCGGAAAAATAGTAAACAGCTTTAATAAGCTTTGTAATAGTTGGAGTGCCTGCTTCATTATCATCATCCAACGAATCAAGAATACCACTGTGGTCAAGTGTAATCGTACTTACAGTCACATTCTTAATTCTAACACCATTAAGATTGTTGTCTGTATCATCAGTGCATCCTGATATCGCAATAATATCTCCCTTTCGAAATCCATTAGATATCATTGTATCGTCATCGTCCACAATGGTATCATTAGCTCCACTTGCACTGTTATCATTAAAATCTAATTTATTTGCGGCAAATGTATCGCTTGTGGGTGTGCCCAAGTCAACTTGAGAACTGTTAAATGCATCACCTTTAAGGTCGTATAGGTCTATCGTACCTGTAAGACCATCGCACATTACAAACCAGTTCTCTCCCGTATCTAATGCGGAAGAACCTTGCTCGTGGTCAGACTCGAATACAAATGCACCATATCCGGGCGTAATGTGCCCTGCGGTACCGTCTGGTATGTCAGTATGTGCGGAGTCTCCTCCCAGCGGCTTGATTGACATTCTCTCATCCAGAATGATATTGTCTGTTTCAGAAAGCTGATTATCGGCAATATCACGTGGATTGAAAGCGTCATTAAGACCGCCAGAGAAATCTTTTAGACCATAGAATGCTTTAGGCATGTAGTGCTCTCCTAAACCA